TATTATGGCAATTACTCAAGCTGTATCTAACAGTTTTAAAGTGGAGATCCTGAAAGGCCTACACAATTTTACGGCAACGACAGGGAACGCTTTTAAACTAGCATTATACGATAACGAAGCAACGTTGAGCAAATCAACAACTGCATTTCAACAAACTGACGAAGTAGGAGCATCTGGCACTTATTCTGAAGGTGGTGGAGCGTTAACATCTGTTACTCCAGTATTATCAGGTGACGCTGCCGTTTGTGATTTTTCAGATATTTCATTTACAAGTGCAACTATTTCAGCACAAGCTGCTGTTATTTATAATAGTTCAACTGTATCTGGATTAACTACAAATGCATCTGTGTGCGTATTAGATTTTGGTGCGGTTAAATCTTCAACTTCAGGAACATTTACAATTACGTTCCCTGCTGCTGAAGCAACTGCTGCAATTCTAAGAATCGCATAGGAGATAAAACATGGCCTCTATCCAAGGATGGGGCCGAGAAACTTGGAACAGTGGTGCGTGGAACCAACAGGCACCTGTTTCTGTTACAGGTAATGGCCTCACGTCATCTCTGGGAACTGAGACAGTTTCGACTGATCAGAACATATCTGTAACTGGTATTGGTTTAACATCAACTGCTGGAACTCTTACTGCTGTTGGTATTGCTCAAGTAAATCCTTCGGGAAATCCTCTTACATTTAGTATTGGAACTGAAACAGTAGCAACAGATCAGAACATATCTGTAACTGGTAATGCTCTTACTTCTTCTGTTGGAGACGACTCACAGTCAGTAACGTCTACAACTGGTTGGAACCGTGATACAGATGTGAACACAGGTGCCTCTATTGGATGGGGTGATCAACAATGGAATGCTGTAGGTGGTTCATTTGCTCTTACAGGTCAAGCACTTAGTGTCTCTTTAGGTACAGAAACAGTAGGAACAGATCAGAACATATCCGTTACTGGAGTTGCAACAACTTCATCAATAGGAACTTTCTCAATATCAGGTGATTCACAAGTAACTGTTGTTGCTGCAAGTGAACCTCAACTTGATATTTCTTTAGGGACACCAGAAGCTGATCCAGAATTTGTTGTATTCCCATCAGGTAATGCAATGACCTCAGCAGTGGGAACTGTTGGAACATCGGTATTTGTTACTGGTGTAAATATGACCTCTTCTTTAGGAGATGAGACTCAAGAAACAAGTTACGAAGCACCTAGTGTTTCTATTACATCAAGTATAGGAACCTTAAATATTCGCACAGATGTAAGCTTTACACCGACTGGAGTTTCTGCTACAAGTAGTACAGGGAATCTACAAGGAACCTTTTGGTCCATTGTAGATGATTCTAACTCGGATATAAGTTGGACCGAGGTCCATAAAGCCGCATAAAAGTTTTGACAAACTTTAAAATAATAATTAAAACTTTATTAGGAGATTAAATGAGTTCAACTTATTCAACTGGCTTACGAATAGAGCTACAAACATCAGGAGAGAATTCGGGTACCTGGGGTACTATTACGAATAACAATTTCTCTCAAGTTTTCGAGTTCGCTATTGCCGGTGTTTATTCTAAAGCAATTACTACAGGGACTTCTACAACGCTAACAAACGGCGATGGTCCTCAAACTCAAGCAAATAATGAAGCAAGACAAAATCAATTAATTTTTACAGGAACAGTTTCTACTACTCATACAATTCAATTCCCTGCTACTCAAAAAACAATGGGGATCTACAATAACATTAGTGGTGGCGCAGATATATCTGCAAGACTAGGTGCTTCAGGAAATACTGTTACAGTAACTAATGGTAAGTATAGATTATTAGCTACTGACGGAACTAACTGGTATGATATTTTTTCATTAGCTGGTTTAGGTGAAGCTTGGCAAATTAAAACTGGTAACTATACAGCATCAGATGGAGATAATCTTTTTGTTGATACATCTGGCGGTGCAGTAACAATAACTTTACCTGCTTCTCCTTCAATCGGAAATCAAGTAAAACTTATTGACGCCGAAGGAACTTTTGGTACAAACAATTTAACAGTGGGACGTAACTCTCAGAAGATACAAGGCTCTGCTGCAGATTTAACAGTAAGCACTAACGGTGCGGGCATTGCTCTCGTTTATGTAAACGCAGACAATGGATGGAGGTTGAAATATAACGACTAATGGCTAACTTACAAGATATAGTAAACAGAAGTGAAGTAGGCGCAATTAAGCCTTGGACAAAAGCTACAGCACCAGACGGTTATGTTTTATGTAATGGTGCAGCGATATCAAGATCAACTTACGCAGATTTATTCGGTGTAATTGGCACCACATATGGTGCTGGTGATAGTTCAACAACTTTTAACGTTCCTCAATTACAAGGTAAAATGCCACAAGGTTATGATGGTAATACATATAACTTAGCGGGTACAGGTGGTGCAAATACAGTAACAGTTGCTGTAACTAATAACCAAGCTGCAACAAATGCTACAAACCAAGCTGTAACTGTAACAGGAAGTATTGCTAATACTTCTTTAACTACGGCACAATTAGCATCACATACTCACACTATAACAGGTAGTAAACTTGGAGCTACGGGTTTTTCAGGTCCTGGTGGACAGTATGTTTTTGTAACAGGTAGCAGTAACGTAAGTCAATTACAAAGTGCATCTGCGGCTAATGCAGGATCAGGAACTGCTCACAACCACTCTCATACTTTAACAGGAACACTAACTGGTAATATTACAACAAGTTTAACTGGAGCTGTTACAGCCGCGGGTACAAATTCATTCTCACCATTTGTGGTGGTTAACTATATTATAAAGCATTAGGAGATATTGATGGCAACACAAATTGTAATATTAAACGGAGATAATGTTTTAGTTGATAATTCTTATAATATCTCTTGGGCTGATAAAGGTAAAAATTGGGTAGATGCTTGGTGTCCAAACACCATTCACGCAGTTATTTGGAATAATTTAATTGGTCCAAATGAAATTCAAAATAAAGATGCTTCTACTGGAATGATGACTAACAATACAAATTTATCCGCTACAAGTAATGCTGTTGGAACCACGACTGTAGCTAATTTACTCACTTGGGCAGAAACAAGGAAAGGTCAAATAGAACAAGCAAAAACTGATCTTGCTACAGCCATAGCCGCTGATGACACAAATAGCACAACTCTTACCGCAGGTAAAACTTGGATAGATTACGATTCTAATTATTCTTAATTCTTAATGAATCCACGTTACTATTGAATGCCTGTTACCATTTAAAACAGGAGTTATAGCATGAGGAAAACAAAAATTACTTGGAAAAACAATAGCTGATCCTTTTTTATTTTTAACAATAAAAGAATTTTTTTTAAAAAAACAAAAATTACCGCCTTCATAGTTATCATTAAGAATAAAAGAAATACTTAATACTCTGGGAGTTAAATCACTGTGGTCTACATGAAATTTGTATTCACCTTTTTGACTTCCTTTGTATAAAAGGTGTTCATATCCAGTATCTTCTGTAGAGGCGCCTGTATTAAAATTAGAATGTTTTTTAACGTATTTTTTTAAAACTTTTCCTACACATTCAAAAATTACTTTATCGTATTTTTTATTTAAAAATTTTTTATAACATTTTCTAACATTATTTTTATTTACGTCTCCTAATGTTGTTGCACTTTCAAATGTTTCTTTTTCTGAATCTTTAATTATTTGATCACAAATAGACAAATCTAAAATATTTTCAAAACAATTTATATAATCACTTATTTTTTTCATTTATATTTTTTTTTCTTCCAAAACATTTGTTTATATCTATCTATAAATTTACTTGAAAGTAAATTATTTGTTTTGTTATGAAGTTTTTCTATGTAAAAACCAGACCACGATTTCCAAGATTCTCTTTTAAACGGTATTACTTGAACCATAGGTTCTCCTTTTTTAATAAGAAATTGTTCATCTCTTTTGTGTAAAATAAAAGGAAAATTAATAAGATTAATATAAACATCTGTATCTACTACACCTGCTATAATTTCAAATCTTGGTTCAAGTCTGTTCATAGGTTTAATAAATAAACAACTATAACCAGGAGGTGTTTTAATTAACCATTTATTGTGAAATTTACCTGCGTTCTCACCTGCTATTTCATGCCATTTTTTAGGCAGTTGTGATTGATTATGAAAACCAAAATCAGATCCTTCACGATTAGCAGGCATAACACTAAAATCATTTTCGACAGGATCTATTAAATAATCTTGATCAAAGGGTATTATGTAGCCCATTGTTAAAGAATCTAAAAAAGGAATACATGTTTTAACCGTGCTTTTATGATAATTATTATCTAAAAATCTTTCTAATTGTTTATACTCATTAGGTATAAATCGTGAAGCAGGTTTTGGATGAGGCCATACATTAACCATAGCTTGATCCGTAGCACAAAAAGTAATTTGTTTTTCAAACAATCTTTTGTATAAAATTAAAAGACATAGATCTTCTAATCTCTCCTTTTATTTTAGTTTTAAATGGCATAACACAATGTTGATGATTAGCTTCAAATATATAAAAATGACCTACTTCAGGTTCCATCCATGCTATACTTGTACCATCAACACCTGAGAAACCTAATTGACCATCTTTGAATTTATGTGGATCTTTAGCATCATTAATAAATTCTGGAACTTTTAAAAACATTACACTAGACCAACCCGTGTTATCATGATGAGTGTGAGGAGGGTTATACTCTCCTTCTTTCATGTCATTTATCCAACAGCTTAAAATTTCTAATTTTTTAATTCCTTTAAATAAATTTATTTTTTCCATCGTTTCAACATAGTCATTCATACAATCGACTATGTGTTTAGCTATTGTTGTTTTACTGATAAGATGAGTAAATTCTCTTTCAGAATCTAATCTACCTGCTAACCTTGGACCCATAGATGCAAGTTCTTTTCTATGCTCTTCATATTTATTATTTAAATCGTCAATGTCATCTAAAGACATATCATATCTTTTTACTATTCTTCCAAAGGCAGTTGTTTGTGTTTTCATTCTTTTTTCTGTCTTTTTCATAACATATATTTACTGTCAAGAAAACAATTTTAAAAAGATTACTTGATATATTCTGTACACATGTTTAAATTAGATCTCACCCAAAAATTATAAATCAAGGAGATATTATGGAAAATCAAGAAGTATTGAAGGCTATAGCTACCCTTGCTGATAAGGTGAGTCGT